AAGAGCTGCTTAAGCCCGTGTCTCTTATTATATTTTCTTTTCTTTTTTGTTTTTGCTTCAAGGTCTTTTGACCCTTACTTCTCTCTCTTATTTTTGCTGCTTTTGTCCCTTTTACTATAATGCCTTTTCTTTTTTTAGGAACTATTGCATCAAGTGTAACCATCCCAACTGCTGTTATTAAGGGAGTAGACCCGTCCATTTGTGCAAAATCATCTCCGGGCTGTGTAAAACGTTCTTCAAAAGCTTTTGCCCAATCTTTTTCGAGCTGTCCCATCTCTTTATTATCTTTATAGTCTTGATAAGTTACTATGGGGATATAATCAATATTAATTTTATCTCCTGTAATAACTACGTTATGATCAAGTGTAACGGTAATATTATCTTGATATTCTAAAACGGCTGTCATCATTGTTGTTTTAGAGGCTTCCGATGCAGAGCTTTTTTGTATTAATGCTTCTGCTTTTGACACCGTCATAGTAGAAGAAGCGGTACCTCTTCCTTGCTCTTCATGCCCTAGTTGTCCAGCCTTACCCATTGCTTTAACTGTAGCATCAGTAACTTCAGGGTATATCACTTTTAATTTTTTGCCTAATGTACCATTAGGACCTTTTGCTTCTTGAATAGTCTTAAAACTAGCTATAAGATAAAGTACTTCGTCCCCTTTAAGCCCATTAGTAACATTTGTACCCTTTCGCAGGTTAGTCGCCGCTCTTTGTAGTTGCTTAAGTCTATCTTCTTTTATATTCTTAGTCTGAGTTTTTAAGTATGTGTCCCACGCGGTCCAGACTAGGTCTACTTGATCATTACTTATACCCTCAGCTAAACCTTTTAATATTCTTTTAAAACGTCTAGGGCTTATAACTAATATCTGTCCGTGTACCCTCTGTAGGTCTTTTCTCGCTACCTTACCTGTTTTGCCTTTTTGCCTTTGAAGCAACGCTACTACTTCATTTAGTACTTTTTGACCCGACATTTAAAAGTTCTTATACAAGTCTAAGACTCGCTTGATATGGTCAGGAAAGCCAACATTGTTTTGTTGTGTAGAACTGCCCTGATTTTGTAAACTAGCACCTGCTATAGATTGTCTTAGCTTGTGCTCATCTTTTAGATAGTAAGTAACTAAGTCAAGTACTGCTAGCTTGAGGTCCGCTGGTACCACACTATAACCTGCTGTATAAACTATTTTTGCTGTCCCAATTCCTTGAGGCCAGTTTTGGTAACCTGTTGAATTTGTGCGTAAAATACTATCGGTATTTGAGTCTAATGAGTATTCATACGCGCCTGTTGTAAGAGTAGTATACGCAGAACTATAGTTAGCTCGTTCTTGTACACTTACTATTGCATTAACAGGAGTTTCAGTTAACTGGACTATATGAGTGGACCAGTTAATATCAAAAGTTTCTGTTTTATTAGAAGAGTAATAGTCTACAAGGCTATTACCACAATAAGTTTTTATTAGTTGACTTACAGACGGAATCAATACGTTCAATCGAGCATCATCCTTAGGTTGGGTGATTCCCTGAGCCGTCTTATAATCCTGTAATGTTATTAAGTTAGCCATATTTTATAAGTCTACTAGTAAAAACTTGGGGGAGATAAACTCCCCCTCATTTCTATACTTTCTAAGTCTGAGTATTAAGCAATAAAGTCGAGCTTCACCGAAGGCTGGTCTCCACTAGCACCTGCGACAATCTCTTCGAAACCGAGAGATTGACTAGCAACAATTACATTGCGCTGGTTCATTACTTCATAATCCTGCTCAACAGTTACACCACGAAGACGCGGTATTACATAGTTACGAGTGTAGCATGCGAAAGCAGCGGGAATGCCTGCGGCTTCTGCTGCAAACTGATCCGATACAATTACTGGAGTGCCATAAACGGCTCCAACTGTACCAACTACTCGTACTGCCAGGTCAGATCCTACTTCATCAATAGTCTGGAACTTGGCGTCGTCTAACAGGTCGTAGTAGCTGTTCTGGCTTACAATGTATGCCAATTCAGACGGGTTCAAACCATATTTGCCCATTCCTTGACGCATATCAAGCAAGATATCAGCAGTCAACTTAGCAGCGTCAGAGATGTCAAGAGTTGCGCCGTGAGTGGCTGCAACGCCATCAAGACCAACAACTGAACCCCCGCCATTAAGAACAGCAGATTCAACAGCTTTAGCGTGAGCACGAGCTACTGATTCAACAATCATAGGCATCAAGTTAATAAGAACTTGTTCGTCTACATCGTTGTCCATGAACGAGGTTGAAATCAATCGATAAGCGTTCAGGATTACTTGCTTAGGCCGGAAAGTGTTAGCAGCTGCTCCAGCTGTCAAGTTACCAGCAGTAGCGGAAATTGCCCATGCAGCAGCGTTAACATCAGGCTGGACAGGTAACACAGTAGCTGCGCCATTTACAGGGATTTCACGGAATAACTTCGCTACTTTCAGCTCATTTTGAATTTCTTTCTCAATGAGGTTAGAAACTTCCTGGTCGATGTCAGCGGCTGAAGTGGTATAATCAATACCTGCTTTTTCTTGAAGATCAATACCAAACTCAGTATTCATACCTTTTCGAGTCATAACACCCAACAAGTGAGCCTTCATGAATTCTCCGCCCCACTTAGATATGTCGCCAACAGCAGAACGATCAGAGAAAGTCCTTTTGCTGTTTTGCATAGCTGTGAGTTCGACTTGCTTCTCTTCAAGATCTTTTCTATACTTCTCGATAGTCGCAGCAGTAGTCTCTTTATCAGACTCCATCTCTTTGCGAATATCTTCAATTAAACGCTCTGCACCTGATTCTACACCAGATACGATAGCAGCTTTAACTTCTTCTTCTTGTTGAGCCTTAGCTTCTGCATTTGCAGTTGCTTGGTCTTCAAGGTCCTTTTGTACAGCCACTTCGGCTGCTTTTTGCTCGGCTTGCTTCATTGCGATTTTAGCAGCAGTTTCCTCAGCTACTTTTTTAGCAAAAGCTTCCAAGTCAACGGGTTGTTGTGTCTCTTCAGACATTTGTATCTCCTTTTGGACTTTCGTCCCGTCACTAATAGTGAAAGTTTTTTTGAATTCTTCATACTCATCCATCGAGTCAAAAGATTTCGCTAGTGAAAAAGTAGCTGATTGATTACATGGTACAGATACTACCGATACCTCAAATAGCTCAGCGTCCTTTATTCTTAATCCGTCGGTTTCCTCTATATAATCAGCATCCTTGACTCGAAAACCAACAGAAAAGGCCCCAAGAACACCGTCTTTAACTAACTCAGCTACATCACCAGCAGACTTGCTGATTTTTGCAGTAAGTTCCAATCCATTGTCAGTGCTCTTTAAACCAGTAGCTCTTCCAATAGGTCGGTTGTAGTCGTGATTGAAAAGAATAATAGGATTCTTCTCAAAATTTTGTAATCCGCCTTTAGTCCATGCGTCAGCGGATATTGAATCGCCCGCGCGATCAAAGTCTGCTGTGCTTGCCATACCTCGAATCATGATACTTCCATCATCCTCAGTATGAGACTTAAAGGTAGACGTGAGATTAAAGATTTTATTCATCATCTTTACCTTTTTTAACTGCTGGTTTAACAGCAGGCTTGGCCGTAGCCTTTCGTTCTGGCTTTGGTACTTTAGGTGGAACAGGTTTTGGGGGAGGAGTCTCCTTCCTTTTAATCTCTGCCCACGCGTCTGGAAGATTGTTCTCTATAAGATCCAACATACGACTCCAGCTTCCAAAAAAGTTCATTGCAAGGCCCGCTCGAATTGGAACGTTTCCAACTTGTTCATACTCATGCTTACTAAGAACCTTACCTTGTTCTAGCATAACCATTGCTACTGCTTCGAGGACTTTCCCTCTTTGTCTTAAACTTCCCATTATTCTTCTTCTTCCTCGACGGGTCTACCGCCTTCATCAGGATTAGTTGCTGACCCAGCAATGTTTGCTGGAACGCGTATTTCTTCGGTACCTTCAATAGGTTCAAAACCTAGTGCTTTTCGTGCTTCTGCCGGTGTGATTATGCCACCATTTACTAATGAAGTATAATAAGACGAAGAGTCTCTTAATTCTGGTTGTAAAGCGGGAATATCAGAAATGTCCTCACTAAGCTCAAAACCAAAAAATCTTTCTAGTCCATAATTAATTTTTCGAACTATAGGAAGTATAGTCTCAAGATAATACATACGCATATTTGGGCGAATGTTAGCGTTATTACCAGAGTCCAACATAATCGGAGGGATTCCTAACGCCTTTAAAACAATCTTTTCATTTTCTTCTATAGAGGTTTGAAAATCTAATTCTTTAAAATTTATATTGGAGATGGAATCTACTTCGAGTCCTCCATCTAGAATAAGAGGTCGTCGACCCCCTGCATCTGGGCGGTATCTTGCTTGCCAAGAAGCCACCATTCGTTCTTTAATCTTCTCAGAGAGAGTGTTAGGAGATTTTAGTACTAGTCCTGGCACTGCTCCGTTTTTAAAGAAGTTATCCTGAAACTTTCTCATGGACTTCATAAGTATCATAGTACGAAGTGCGGGTTTTAGCCTTGGTACTCCACGATAGATTGAGTGGAAAGAGTTTTCTTTAATATGAACAATCTCATTAGGGCTAAACGTAATATCGTGCATTGTGTACTTTTCTACAAAAGTTTCTTTGCTAGAATGAATTTTTACATCCGTAGCAGGTAGATGGTATAAGTGTGCGCCATCAAAATACATAAATATGTTACCATCAATAAGAAAATCAGTAATAAGATTACGTTTAAAACTACTAATGTCTTGATAAGGGTTTGGAGACTTATTAAGAAGAGTTTCTACTTTGGAACGTTTAATTCCAGGAACTACTCCTTTAAAAGCATTGACACGAGAAATAGTAGTAGGAATCTCAGCCACATCATCCACAATCATGTTTACACCGCGATTAACAACTTCAAGATCCTCATACGCTTTTTCATAACTAAAGGTGGGCTCTCTCGAAGAGTTAGTATCGTTACCGCCGATATAAGGTTGTGCAGGATTTAATTTCTCCTCAACTTCCTTTCCACCAAAGATATTGTTATACCATGCCATTATGTTTTTCTCTTTGAATCTCGACCCAACGCATCTGCTTCTTTGCTGTTCCTAGTCCGGGGTCTCTACCATATATTCTATGTAACTGAACGTGATGCATATGGCACAATGTTGCAGTATGGTCGTAAAGCTCTGCTTTATGTTCTTCTATAAAGTCTTCTCGTAAGGCCAGTATATACTCTGGGTTTAATTTATTATCCTGTAGCCACTTGTGTAACAGAGGGGCAAGACTAAAGAAATGGTGAAAATCCAGTGTTTCTGTTGCGTCACAAATCTCACAAGCCGAACCCTTCTGATACTTATTCTTTGCCTTGTCTCGTATATATTTTACTATATCTCGTTTTAATTTAGCCATCTGGGGTTTTTCGGATTTCTTTTTTCGATTAGAAGAATTATATCTACTTTGAGGTACTATGTCAATAACTATTTTTGAGTAGGTATCCTAAAAACTTGTTGCCGAAGTCTGAAACGAGTAGAGTGCGTATCTTAACGCGTCCGCCATGTGTGATGCATAATTGTGCTTCGGCTTCTCTCTTGCTAGGTTAGGGTTGGCATCCCACTGGTATTGATCTAATGCAGACAGACTCTCTTTACACCCCTGCTCTATAAATAAATTATTATTATCCACTATTCCTGCAACCTGTGCTATACCGTCTAGTACGGACTTCTTTGCGTTGATAGTTGAAATATCATAGTTTTGTGCGAAATCGAAACGGGTCTGCTGTGCGGCGGAGTCAATATAAATATAGTCTATATCCCACTTATTTATTAAAACTTGTATTTCTTTTGCGTGTTTCTCTGTTGTCTGCTCTGCATCCAGGTACTCGTCGAGTAAGTAATACTTCTCCTCATCCCAGTCGTATCCAATTACACAAAAGGCTGTTGGGTCTCTGTAACCTACGTCCAACCCCGCGAACACATCCATT